GTTTTCTTATTAAGGGGAAGTACCGCTTCTCGTCCCGCTTCTCCTGCTCCTTGTAGGTTTCCACCATTCATTCCAAAGATAGTTGGTTTAGTGAAGATACCACCTTTTGCACGCCAGTCAATATTAATTCCAGATGGATAAGTAACGTCTTTCCCTAAAACATTTTTTGTGCTTGTCTGTAAGCTAAAATGTGGAAGAAGTGGCATTTCAGGTTTTGGGATTTTTAATTTTAAATCACTAAAGAACCCCTTAATCTTCCCAATAAATTCTTCTACCTTACCAACTGCATCTTTGATTGGATCAATGATGTTACGTTTAGCCGCATCGAATTTTTCTTGTGCTGCATTTTTTATAGCATCAAATTTTTCTTTCGCACTGTTATACATTTCGCCGAATTTTTCTTTCGTAGAATTATAGGCTGAAATAACCGGATCAATAACATATTTATAGACTAACTGCCATGCTGCAAGTGTATAAGATTGGATTTTCGCCCAATTTCCTAATATCCAATTTGCTAAATCGTTTAACTTTTCTTTTGTTGCATTCCACAATTCTTGCACTGGTTGGATAACATACTGTTTTACCAGATTCCACGCCGCTGATGTATATGATTTTATTGTCTCCCATTGTGAATTTAGCCACGAAACTAAATCACTGAACTTTTCTTTTACTAAGTTCCAGGTGTCTACGACTGGTTGAATGATATATTGCTTAAATAATCCCCAGGCTACTTGTGCCACAGCTTTTGCAATTTCCCATTGTGTACCTAGCCAAGTAATCATTTCACTAATTGTTGTACTCACCCAATTGTAAGCTTCTTGAATTGGTTGAATAATATATTGGCAGATTGCCGCCCATGCAATTTGTACTCCAGCTTGAATAAGTAGCCATCCAGCTTCTAAAACGGTAGAAACTGCTGAAATAATTGGATCTAAAACAGTAAGAATCGTATTCCAAGTGTCTTGCCAAGCTTGTACGAGTGTTCCCCACAGTTCAGAAGCTGATGTAACTAAAGAAGTCCACCAAGTTGAAGCTGTTTCAACAATTCCAGACCACAAGCTACTAAAAAATTCACCTATTGGATCAAAGAAACTATGCATCATTTCTGTGAATGAAGCCCAAGCCCCTGAGAAAAATTCAACAATTGAATTCCATGTACTACTACATATCTCTCCTATTCCTGTCCATAAATCACTAAAAAACTGACCTATTGGATCAAAGAATGAATGCATTGTTTCTAAAAATGAATTCCACGCTTCACTAGATGATTGGACGATACCGTCCCAAAGTCCTATCAAATATTCTTTAATAGAATTCCAGGTTTCTATTGTCCAATTTTTGATATCTTCCCAGTTTTTATAAATAGCAAAACCAAGAGCAACAATAGCTGCTATGATAATTGGAACAATGGCGACAATCCCAGCTGCTACCAATGCTGAAACTTCTAAAAAGCTCATGACGGTTACAACTATAGGCGCGAGTGCCATGATTGCACCCGATATTATACCAATAGCTGTTGCTACAGCTGCTAATGTCGCTGCCAACTCTGGATTATTAGTAACCCATTCAGCGAATTTAGAAATGACATCCGCTACAACGCCTAGCAATGGTTCGAGAGCAACCTGTAAATCTTGCATAGCTTTTTGGAATTTTACCGCTGGGTTTGCATCCATCTTTTGAACAGATTCATTTAATTGATCTTGGTTTTGTTTCGTTTTATCTTGTACGTTAGCCAAACCTTTATAAACGGCAAGCATATTATTACCTTGATCTTCCCATTTTGTTTTAAAGATTTCTGTTGCAAGAGCATTTTGCAATGATTTGTCTTTTATTCCATCGATCCATGTTGCAACTTCAGCCATTGCTTTCGAACCGCCTTCACCACCATCAGCTACTGCTTTTCCCCACTCCTGCATTTTTTCAACAGATAAATCAGTGCCTTGTAGTAAATCGGACATTGCCTTTGGAACTTCTTGTCCAAAGGCAGCCATGTTGATTCTACCTTCCTTAACACCATCGTTGAGGTTGTCGATATTCCAGGTTTTAGTGTTTATCCCTTGTTCAAAAATGGATTGTATTTCTTTAGCACTAAAACCAGCGTTTTTCATCTGCATTCCGTACTCTGCTACTGTATCTAATTGTTCTGGTGGAAATCCTGCTTTTAATAGAGAATTCATTAACGCTAAAGCTTGATCGTTTGATACCCCTATACCTGCAGCTACTTCATTTGTTTCTTGAATTAACTCAGTAAAATCTACTCCTTCATAAGAGTTAGCAATAACTGCCGCCCCTTTTACAATCGCTGCATTCGCTTCATCGCTAGCATTTTTGTTTAACGCCCATTGTCTACGTACACCCTCTAAAGATGCTTCTGCATCAACACCATAAGCCGTAACACCTCTTACAGCTTCTTCTACTGATTTCTTCGAAGACTCTGGGACATCAAAAGTGATATCAATCTTTGTTTTTAATTTGGACATATCAAGTGCTTTTTCGATTGTCCCTGCAATTCCGCCACCAGCTACCATTGCACCAAGTACATTTTCTAAGCCTATATCTAATTCTTGAAATTCTCTTTCTGTCCTTTGGGCTTCTTGTTGTAAGTCTCGTAATTCATTTCGTACTTGTTGTATTGAATTACCAGCATCCACAGATCGAAGGGCACGTTGTAATTTCTCAATATCAGCTTCTGTACCTAATGCTTCTCGTCCTATAATTCCGATTGCTTGCTCTAATTGGCGACTTGTAGCCGTTCCGCTTTTAATTGCATTCACAAGACGATTTCCTAATGCCCCGGCAAAATCATCAACACTTTTTCCTGTAGCTCTAAATAATGTTTCTAATTGCCTTGTGGAGCTCGCTACATTCTCTTGCTCAGCTTTCATGTTCCCTAGTTTATTTTTAAGACCATTAAGTGACCCTTCTGTAAATTCAATTTCACGCCTAAATGCACGATATTGTTCTTCGGAAATTTTACCGTTTTGAAATTGCGCTTGTACTTGTTGTTCCGCTGCTTTTAATTTATCTAGCTTCTGTGTTGTATTTTCAATTTGTTGTGTAAGTAATTTTTGTTTTTGCGCTAATGCTTCCACGTTACCAGGATCAAACTTCAATAAACGCTCAACATCTTTTAATTCTTTAGCCAAAGCATCACTTTGTTTATTTACATCTTTTAAAGCATTTTGTAACGGTTGAGTATTCCCGCCGATTTCTATCGTAATCCCTTTAATTCTTCCTGCCATTTTCTCACCTCATTTCTTAGAATGAATCAAAGTCTTTTTGACTCGCTTTTCTAATTTTTTCTTTGTCTGGATTCTCCATTTCAGCAAACTCAGCAATGTAATCAAAACAATCACCGATTGTCATGGTTTCTAAATCCCAATGCGTTAATTTTGCTTTATAACAAAGAGCAAGGAACAAATCAGTGGTTAATTCTTCATCACTGAATGTTCCTTGCTTTTCATCACTTCCTGTTATTTTTTTTTTGCTCCCATAGTAACTTGAACTAGTTCCATTATGTCTGGCATGATTTCTTCAATTGGGAATTCTTCAAACCCATCCAGCCACGTCATAGGATCAGGAATATTTGAATCAGCCGTTTTAGCAAATAACCAGGTCAAATCATAAACAAGCTCAAAATCCACTTTACTTAAATCAAGATTAGATGTATCGATAGGTTGTTGTGATCCATCTGACGAAGTTAATGTACTAATTGCTCCTAACCCCATCATATCTGCAAATAAATTACGTCTAAATTGTGCTTTATACCGTTTAACTGTTGCTGCTGTACTTTTTAATCTGACTTGTTTTCCGTCTATTGTAATTGTCTTTTCCATTTACTATTACGCTCCTTTTGGTGCTGCTGGCTTTTTAACGTACACTTCTTTGTACCAGTTATCGTAAATCGCTTGCGTTGTTTTAGAAGTTGTTTTTGTTTTAACCATTGGTCTTCCACCAGGCGCTAAAACAATTGGACTAGAAACAAATTTCAATTCATTTGTATTCGGTTCAGCTGAATTTGTCTTTGTTTTAGATGCGATTGTCGGACGACTTGCTGCACAGTTATACATAACATGTCGCGTTGCGTTCACATCGCCATCGAATTCAAATAGTAAGGCAAATGGTTTCCCTTTGGCATCGGCTAACTCATTTAATACACCATCTGTCTCATCTAATTGTTCGCCTAATGCATCGATAGCAAATTGCTCTGGAATAGTAGCAATGGATAACGTTCCATCGTAACCTTGGTTATTACTTGCTGCATAGTAAAGCATGTCATCAGCATAGAACTCAATTAAATCACCACGTGGTTCAAATGTTAATTCAACTCCACCAGGTAGTGGTATTGGTGTACCAAATTTCACTAAAAAATCTTGAACATCATATGGAACGTAATGTACATTCTTCAGACCAAACGTAACTTTATTTTCTTTATTCACTTACATCAACCTCGTTTCATAAATTTGTTGATACATTTTTTCAGATTCAATAAAAGTCCCATACGAGTCATAAGTAATTTCATGATCATCTAGGACTTTTTCAAGTTTGGCTTCTGCGACTAAGTCTTTTTTAATTGTGTAAAGTTCTATATTTAAATCATTTATCTTGTGATAGACCTTGTTATCAGCCATTAAATTTGCTGATCTATCCACAAGAAAACAAATATAAGGTGGCGTTGGAACTGAATTACCTGGCGTTGCTGTGAAATGCGAATAAGCCACAGGATAACCGGTAGCTTCAAGGATTTTTGTTAACTCACCTAATGTCATTGTTGAACCGCCCTTTCGATACGTCTTGGCAATTCGTCAATTACATACTCTTCAAC